GTTTTTGACGATAGTGCTGAGACGCCATGAGCCATCGCCCTCAAGGACATCTTCCATTTTTGCATCGATTTCGATGTGCGTGCCGTCCATCCATCGAGGAAACGTTGATGGCGCTACTGCTGTGCCTGATGTTGTTTCCTTTGCAAAACCTATGTACGCGTTGTCCGACCTCACCGGAATTATTAGTGCCAATTTAATCACCAACCTTTATTGCAGCAAAAAACGCCGTTAGACAACCTAACGGCGTTTGGCTCTAAGGCTCTTATTACATCAAAATGAATATAAAAAAAGAGCACACCCCTATCGGAGGTGGCTCTAAGGCTCTAGAATTGTTGTCCTAATTATAGCAGATTTTTGGGTGTTTGGGTACCCCTAAACTTGCTCTGCAAGCTGATCTGTGATATAATTAGCTCAACAAAATATTGGTTTGCCCTGCAATGCCATCCCGGTGTTGGTCGCACCGATACGGATAACATCCAGGGCTGATAACAGAAAGCGACTTCCGTTATGAATGAATTCTATCATGCTGGTCAAATCACCCAGCAGTCTTTGTTTTCCGATGCGGATTACATCGACCTTCAGCAATTGACTTTGTTTGATATCCTTCCGGCTACATCTCCCACCGCTGAAACCGCGCCTTCCAGGGTTTGTACCAAATGCGGCATCGAGAAACCTCTTACAAATTTTGACTTGGCACCCAATGGCCTCCACGGGAGACGCGCAGATTGCAAAAAGTGCCGACTGGCTCAAAGCCGTGAGAGACGGCGCAATCCCAAGCCTAAACCAGTCCCTCCACGTCTTGGATACAAATTTTGCACTAAATGCGGCATTGAAAAGCTTGTCGAGGATTTTCATGCCCATAAACGTGGATTTGCAGGACGCGATCCTCATTGCAAAAAGTGTAAAAATGAAGAACAGAGCATCAGAAGACAAACACCAGAATACAGAGAATACGACAAGGAAAAGCATCGCCAAAATAAACCTTATTATGCGGCCTACTACCTGGAAACCAAGGACGCATATCGAGAACGAGATCGCAAATGGCGTAAAGCTAATCCTGAAAAGAGACGAGAGAAAAACTTGCGCCGTAAAGCTTACAAATTGAAAACAGTAGCTGAAGAGGTAGATTACAAGGCTATTATTGAGCGCTATGGCTATTGGTGCTACATTTGCAATAAGTCTATTGACCCATCTATTGATAGCAAAACTACTGCTGGACTCACCTTTGATCATTTTGTCCCCTTGCAACCACGTCCAGGAGAACCACAAGGCACCCACACTGAAGACAACATCCGTCCCGCGCATCACGCTTGCAACGTGAGAAAAGGCAATATTCCTTTTGAACTGTTGACCGATTGGCAGAAACGCGGGATTTAAGATCATTAGTCCTGCTCACTCTCTGCTTGTGCTGGTACTTCTACTGGCACAGGCATTTCTTCTTGTGATGCATTGATTGTCAATGGAGGCAAAGTAACAAGGTCTTGCATTGTCTCTTGTTGTGATTGTTGTTCTTGCTGTGCAGACGATGAAGATTGCTGCTCATCAACGATTAACGGCATAAAATCTTGTCTACCCATATTAAAGCGATAGCCGATCGCTGCTAATTCTTCGAGAGATTTATTGACATCCTCTGGAAGTACAACGCGGCCTACGTCAAGATGCAAAGGATTATTGTTGCTATGAGGATCTTCGAGAACAGTGTACCCAAGGATCTCTTCAGCGGGCATGAGAAGCTCGTCACCGCGTTCTATTGTGAGCTTAGCTCGTATTGTTCCATCAGTATTATAAAATGGTCCTTGACCAGCAATGAGACCGATACGATGATGTCCAATATATCTCGCAGGCACTTTTTGTATTGCCTTGTTAGCCATTGTTTTGCTCCTGTCCTTTGTTAATGAGCGATGTCAAATATCGATGTAATGCCTTTATTGCTTTTACAATGCGTTTCCATAAAGATCGCTGAAGCAATGCTTCTATTGTTTCATTTTGAAAATACACTGCTTCTTCTAGCTTTTCTTCGAGATCATTGATTTTTTCGTTGCATTGCTCTAATTGCATTGAAAGATCGTCGATAGCTTTGTATGCTTCGATGAGATAATATCCAGGATCTTTGCCGACATGCCACCATTTCGATGTTGCGGCGGGTATCCATTGTATTTTGGCATTGGGATCGTCGCGTTGCTGTTGACACCAGCGTTGATAGCTTTGTTTACGAAGTTCAAATTGACGCGTGTCCATTGCCTCTCCTTGTTACACATCGTAAGGCAGTATATTGATGCCTAATGTCATGGTACGATAAACAAGCGTTAATCCTGAGAATGTACGATCATATTCAGCATCGTATGGACTAAGTGAAATCGTTGGTATACTGATAGCGTAGTTTGTTCCGTTGTATTCTAATGAGTCGTTAGTCTCAGCGTTACTTTTCATGCGTTCTAAGTCTAACGCTATATTTGCTCTTATTGCATCGATCGTCGAATCTTGATCGTCCCAACGAGAGTAGTAAGATACAGTGGCATCAAGGATACCGACATAGGTTCTCTGTGAGCTTCGTTGATACGTTTGATGACCAGACGATAAGTTGACAGCAATTGGAATGGCCGCTGTCATGCCTAAGCTCATACTGTACTTACTTTGAATATATATTAATTCACTGCCTGTTCCTGATGTACTTGCCGCTGCTAATTGTGTATTTGTTGGCAATATTGCTTTTAATACTGTCAAGATTGTTAAATCGGTATTTGGGTTATTGCTTGCACGAAGGGGCATTAACTACCCTCCAAGTATTGCGCTAAGCTCTTCAATCATTATTTGCATCTCAGGTTCAATAATTTCATCCACGCTATCCAAAACAGGGCCGATGAAATCATTTGGCTGTGTCGCTCTGGCATACATTACTGGATGATCCAAGCCATTCCAATAGAGAGCGCGTTTATTAACTGGTCTAATCTCTGGCCTCCCATTGACTACAAAGCCAAGCTTGATGCCTTGCGACGTAACAACAGTGACCATAGCGCCGTCACCTTGCTCTTCAGTGCTAGCGCTAAAAGACTCTGACAAGGGACCTTGTGCATCATCGCCAGGCGACGATCCTCCAGATTGACCATGAGGCGATGCTTCGCCTAGTTTTTGTGCTACGTTGTCTCCAATGATTTGCCCTGTCTCAACGGCAAGCGGCGCTATCTCGTCTCGCATCATAGCGAGGCGTGCTCTGAGATCATCGAGACCTGCTGTGCTGCTATTGATAATCATTGGTTAGCTTCCTCGCTCTTAATAGCTAAACATTGCGCCCTTTTGAGAATATCGCAATTGCTGTCCTGCCAGCTTGTCTAATGCTTCCATTAACTGCTTTAGGTATTCATCGGTTAGATTTTTCTGTTTGGCTACAGCTTCATTTTTGTCTTTGTCCTGTCCTATTCCCCTATCAGCCAAGACCTTTGCCAGAGCTTCCAACGCAGCTTCAGAAAGATGGATAGTTGCTGTTCCATACTGGCTTGACATATTGACAAGTGTAGAAAAACCTTTCTCATCAAAATGGATATAAGTGCAACCCATTGACGGATTAACGCCGGAAGCGCTTCTGATATCAAGTACTGTGTAACCCTTTTCGGCGGCATTTTCTAATTTTTCTGTGATACTCTCCATGTTGTGTGCTCTCCTTTAAGCTCCGAATAGTCGAAATTTCTGTGCATGAGCGCTAAGTTTCTTTGGATGATGTCGCTTAGCGTGATGCACTTTTGCTTTATGCGGTTTGTGCGCTTTAGCATGGTGTACACGTACTTTGTGGGGCCTATGCGGCCTTGGATGGTGTACACGTGCCTTATGCGGCTTGTGAGGTCTAGCATGATGCGCACGTACTGTTCTGTGTCTTATCATGCTATGTCCCTCTTGTTATTAAGCTTCTATCTGCGCGTTTGACATTAAACTGTAAGTGCATATCAGGAAACCGCTCTATCTCATTGATAACTTGATATGCCTTTGCTTTACCTGTTATTGGATCGGTATTATTTATATCAACAAGAAAGTCATTTTGTCGTAAATCAAGGTTTCCTAGCATATATGCGTTATATAGAAAATTTGGTGGTTCGCTGTATGTCGATGCTTCCAATTCTGACATTCGATCAATTTGAAACCACACTTTTTGATAAATAATGCTGTTATCTCGTGTAACATTGGCATAGACATCGATACTCATTGTCTACACTGTCTTTCGATAATTTCTCAATAACTTCTTTGCCTCTGCTACCAATGGAGGATCTCCGTCTTTGTTCTCTCTCCATTCCTGATTTCGCTTGCCCATACCCATCCTCGTTGCTCCTGTTGGGTTGCTCATAAGCCTCATGTCTTCTGCAAAATAATACATTGTTGCATCTTTTATATCCTCAACCACATTAACGTAACCGGCGCTGTAAGTAATTCTCATGAGCCCTTCGCGTAAAATGACAGATCCAACGTTAAATCTTGCCCAACCTTCACTAGGAACAATTGACTCAATAGTCATATCAACAGCATTAAATTGATTAGTAAATGAAAACGCATGCTCCAACTGTATTAGTGATATGATAGGATAGGTTTTAGTGAATATTACCCGCGTTAATGCTTGTTGGGCGGGCGGTAAGTGAGCTAAAGCCAATTGCATCGTTTGTGTCTGTAATGCTTCAGTATATGGATCGCTACTAGAAGCGCTTCCAACTTCGCTTACTTCCTTGTAAACATATTGGACTGTTTCGCCTGATGAGTGATTGAATTGTAAACCTGATGCTAACGAAATGGTGCCTGGATATGGGCTAGCCCATGTAGTCGTATTTACCCCTCCAGGATTAATAATGACAGTTTCTTGATTACCTCCATTAGGATTAATAATTACCGCTTGTTCGTCAAGATTATCAAGAGTTAATGTCGAAGCAACGCTGATAGACGTTGCTCCTGCATTGGCTAGCTGTGATAACGTTGATGTTCCTGGAGCCTGCAATCTTTTACGACAATGGCTGTCACACTTTTGAGAGGCCTTGGCGAGCATTTTGTCTACCACACCACTAGACAATGAGCTAATCTGGTTTGATAGTGCAACTCCTAAAACCGATTCATTGATCTCATTGGGGGTCATATATAGTCTTGGCAACATATACCCCCTTTGCTTCTAGAATGAGAGGACAACGGGCCATGTATGCTGGAGAGAAGAGCAGATACATGACCGTCATCCTCATATACTTATCATTGTGACACTGCCGGCGCTGCTTGCCGTAGTCGATCATTGATCTTTTGCACTGCTGCTACAGCGATTTCATCAACAGCATCGACACCAATGGTATGCGTTGCATGTGCATATTTCTCAAGTTCAGCAACACGAGCTTGAAGATTAGCAATGTCTGCCAATGCTTGTGTCAATGGATCAGAGGAAACGATGTCCTCTTGTTGATTTGTCTCTGTTATCGCTGCTTCTTCATCGCTCATGTTGCTCTCCTTGTGTTACAATATACTATTAATGCTGTTAAGCACTAGTTTACGTCTTCTGTCCATTCGATAGCAACATCGATCAGTGTTGCATTTGCTATCGCAATGCCATTCAAGTTAATTGCAAACACCTGTGTTGCACCGCGTAGGACACATGTTTTTGCTGGTCGGTTGCCAAAATTCCACACGAGACGGTCTGGCAGTACAGGTGTTCCTGTGAGTGGGAGCAGGACCTTATCCGAGCGAACAGCGCCAACCAGAGTACCTAGAGTCCCTGGATTGGCTGTATATGCACGAACAACAGCGGTACCAGCCGGGTCATTGCTATCGAGCGGGACAACAGTCGGAGTTGTGCTTGTGCCAGTCAAATTGGCACCAGAGCGTATGACTGCCAGGACATCCAAGTACATAGCCGCTGTTGCGACTGTGCCGCCAAATTCCACACGCGTGATGCGAATTGTTTTTGATGCACTGCCTGTTAGGGTAAACAAGTCGGTACAACCTGTTACCGCAGCTAAGCCTGTAGTAGAGGCTCTGTATGTCGCTCTCTGCCCATCGGTGTTTACGGCATTGATTACGCGTGGTGCGTCAGTTGATGCAATAGCGTGAGCAGTAACGGTTATGGTACCAGCGCTAAAACCAGACACGCGTGCACGAACACTCTGCAAGCCAGCTACAGAACCTTCGTAAAGGTGCGTGCTTGTCGTTGTCGATCCAGTCACAGCGGTTGTGATCAGATTGGTGCCCTCTTGCTGTACCTGCAACGGGTCCCAGTTCGAGTTGTCTTCACTGCATTCAAAGTTGACTGTTCCGGTAAAGCCGGTTTGCGTTACTGTAAAGATGATTGAGGCATTGCCAAGCACCGCAAGAGCTGTTCCATTGCCGTTAGCCGCTGCTGCACTTTGTAGCGTGGCATTGGTAGATGTAGCAGATTGCTGTATGACAAGCGGCGCGTATGATTGACCGGAACTAGAATCAGTGGCTACTGTACTGCCTGCTTGAGGAACAATAAGACCAAATCCAGGAGAAACAGCAGAAAGAATTGGTTTATAATTTCCGTCGAGTGGCTCTACATTACCTGCCATTATTTAGTCTCCTTATCCTCTTTTAAGCTTGTTGAATTTTTTTGTTGCTTTGCATGTCTTTCTTGATCTTCAGCAGTAGCAAGTCTATAGCCAAGCTGTTTCATTTGTTCCACATCGTGATGCAAAACATGAGCAGGGCCATCGACATTCACAAAATGCCCTTTATGCTTGTAGCGGCGTGCAGGGGTATGTTCCCCTGCAACTTTACCTTCAGCGATGGCAATGGAACCGTCGTCTTTGTCCTCGTGATACATCAAAATTGCCATCTCTACGCCGCCCTCACTCTCTCGATTTTTGCGATGAAAGCAGAGGCACGCAATGCAAGCGTCTTGTCAGCAGTTAACGCAAACTGACGCGTTCTAGCGTTAATTGGCGCTAACATCTGCGTCTGGATGGGATTAACTTCAGGGCAGACAAGAATTTCAGGATCACGGGCGATAAGCCAGATGTCCTCAACGATCTGTGTTCCAGTTTGTACGCGTGGGAAGGTTACACCGTCAGGAGCAGCATTGCTTGACGAAGTTGCCACCGTAGTGGCGATGAGTGTACTTGTGGTATTTGGATTCTGAGGAAGTCCAGTGTCAGTCCAAGTGGTTACAGCGGCATCGTTCACATCATAGGCCGCAACGACTGCATAGAGGCTCTCAGTGCCAGTAGCGGTACCTCTGAAGACGCGATAGCTGATGATATCAATGGTGTTTCCATAAGCATCAGTAGGAGCTGGAGTTGTCCAAGTCAAAACAACGTTGTTACCGCTACCAGAGATCTGCTGTGAAACTTCAGCACTAGCAGTGGTTAGGCCATATTTGGTCACTGCTTCTACGACATAGTAGTAAGTAGCAGAGGTAGACAACGTTGATCCGGTGCCTGTATTGCCAGTAGCAGAAACTGTTGTCATGCTACCTTGTGAAGACATGAATGTTGAAAGGACAATGGGAATACCACGATAGGTCTGGACTTCGACACCAGCATCAATCGTATTGTCTGCTACAGTTGCATTAGGATCTCCGAAGTCATCACGTGAGAACATCCTTGTCATGCCTTCTTGGAACCGTTGCTGATTAACGAAGAGACCATTGAGGCGACTTTGCATTTTCGGAGACATTGCGAAGAAGAAGTCAAGGCCAAGGTTGCCAGCATAGACGCCTTTGATAGCATCGATGGCATTGTCCATAGCGTTTAGTGACAAGAGCGATGTTCCTGCATCAATTTTGTTAGCGCCTGCCATCAGCATATCAACGCCGTCCCACTGCGGACGGAAGGTGTTAACGGTTGCGCTGGCAGATCCCCACATATGGAAGGTTTCTTCTAGCCATTCCATTGATTTGGCAGCTCCGAGAAGCTCCAAGTCATAGAGGTTACCGTTGACTACAGCGACCTTTGCGGCGAATGTCGAGATGTCAATTTGTGATTGCGTATGCTTGATAGGAAAACTGTTCTGTACGTACGTTGAGTTCGTTGCAGCAACAGATCCGGTAGTGCCACTATTAGGCGGTGCCTCTGTTGTCGCTTGTGCCTTTGGCAGCGCTGTACGCTGGTTAAAGAAGAAAGTATTGGTCTCCCAGGTACGCCTAGGTATTGCCCGATGTAAAGGACCATACTTTCTTTGCAGTTCATTCAGCAAACGATCTATAATTTTAGGTGTTAAGCTTGATGCTCCACCAGCAAGGGTAAAGCTCTCACGAATATCATTCAGTGACGCGGGCATGTTTTATATCTCCTTTTCTCTTATACCCTTATTGCCAGAACCGTGTTGGCCCGTCTGGTGTCAAGCCATGCATGGCGTCGTACAGTCCTAGGTACTCAACTTGAAGCTCTCCCAACACCCGTTCCAATCCCTTTTCTCCAGACATCCATTCAGGCCAAGGACGAGAGCGGTCAAGCAGCTCACCGCGATCCATGGTGCGCAATTGCTCTTTCAGGTAATCTCCAGGCCGGTAGTAAGGCTTTTTCGCTGGAGTCTCTGAAACATTTGCGCCTTCAACAAGGCTCTTGCGTTGGGCCATAGCAGCAAATGGAGTATTCTGTTTCTGCTCAAGCATTTTCTTGAGTTCTTCAAATTGCTTCTGTTGATTTTCTGCAATCTGTTTTTGCTGTTCAGCAATTGTTTCAGTAAGTTGCTTTTGCTGTTCCTCAAAAGCCTTTTTCTGCTCTTCGATTCTGCGATTGTGCTCTTCTAGCTGCTCTTGCAAAAGCTGCTCTTTAGACTTTGGAGCTTCGATTTTGTAGCCCGCCTCTGCAAGGAGTCGAACTGCATCCTCTGGTGTCATAGGTTTCTTTGCCTCCTTTACGGGCTCTTTGTGTGTTTGTGGGGCTGGCTTGTAGAAATCGGATTTGCGAACGTATCCAGACTCTCGCAACAGTTTCTCAACATCTTGCTTTGTAAGTCCTTGATTTTCCGATGGCTTAGGATCAGACTGTTTGATGTATCCAGACTCTTGCAAAAGCTTTTCAACATCCTGCTTCGTTAAGCCTTTGCTTTCTGATGTTGCCTTGTCGTCGTCATCGCCGTCTTGCATGTTGTCGTCGCTTGGCGTAGAACTTGGCACGCCACTTGATGCACCACTGCATTCCATGCCAAGGTGCTTTGCGACGCCATCGTGAGCTTTGAGCAGATGCTGTTTTGTCTTCGTATTAAACTTTGCTCCTACTTCGAGAAGACTTTGGTATTCCTTTGCTTCTTTGATGACATCTTCACCGAAGCGACGACGAGCCTCCATTGTGGTAGGGCCACACTCAAGACCAGTGACAAAAGCAACGCGGTCATGCACGTCTCGCAGATCGTCAAGTGCTCCTGGATACATATCGGGGTCTACATCGGGAGGCATCCGGTACATACGTGTGGAATAATCATCTCTTGGAGGATCATTTGTCATACCAACGGTTGTACCGCTAGTAGTTGATTTGATTTCCTCTTCTTTTAATTCTGTTTCGTTTTTATCCATATTTATATCCTTTTGCCCTTCAAGTTCCTCAAGAAGCAGGAGAGCAGGTGATGAATGGAAAATTTCATTAATTTTTTGCGGCTCGTGCGATTCCTGAATGTCAGCAATCCGTGCAACTTGAGGGAGCCCCGGGGTCGTCGTAAAATCGATACCTTCAAGCTTCAGATTGTTGCCACTTACTAGGGGAAATGGATGGTCTCGGTCAAGTCGCATCTCAGCGCCGCTCGCTCTGAGGCTTTGAGATTTGATGTATTTGCCTCGCACAAGCGTTGCAGCATCGCGCCCCGC